AGTCAATCATACAAATATTATCAAAGTTAAGATGAGCTTCATCATATACTTTTAGATATACTTGTAGTTTCTTAAATAGTTCACTAATCTTATCCCATCCATTATTAGTACCAAAGTTCTGTAATGTAGAATGGGTAACTAAGAATACTTTATACTTAGATATATCAGTGATACCATTTAATATCTTATGGATGCCAACTGATCCATTGATCACTAATACTTCTCTATTTTGATCTAGATCCGTATATTCACCAATACAATTTCTCCATTGATCTAGCCAACCAGTAGTAGATGCAATAACTATAGTTCTAGCTCTCCAATACATTAGAGATGCTATAGTTACATATGTCTTACCTTTACCAGTTGGTAGATTGATTGATAGTTGTCCACTATTTTGATTAGAGTAATATTGACCTTTACCTAAGATGAAGTGTAAAGCTTCTTGCTGTACATCATCTCTAGGAAGATATCTAATTTTTATAGGTGGAGTTTCAAAGTAAGGATCACTATTATAATCTCGTACAGGTTCTTCATTATCAAAGAACTTCTTAACGAAATATAAATCTAATCCTCTAGGGAGATAGAGAAGTCTATTAGCTTCATCATATGACATCCCTTTATAACTTCTAGTGAAAGTAATTCTATCAAATATAGTAAAATAAGATTCCAGTCTAGGAGCATCTCCTAGACTGTAATCAGTAATTACTATAGATGAATTACGTAAGATTATCTTATTCATCTTCTTCACTCATATTATCATCTTTTAGATATTCATTAATAGATTGCATTAATACACGAGTATAAATACGTGCAATTCTTATATTAGCAAATATATTAATATCATCATCAAAGATAGTATATTTACCAAAATAACCTCTATTGATTATCTTATCTAATGTTTTTTCTAACTCAGTAAGATCGGATATAAAGTCTTCTAAAGTGTAATTATTACTAATATTAATGGGTGTATGCCCATTATTAAAAATATCATTAAACAAATAACACGTAGTATGGTGCCAAGATAAATTAGTATCATCATTTGTAATATGAAGATCATACGTGAACTCTTTAGGACCAACAAGAGATTTATTTGTTTGGAAGATATGATTCTTCTTAAGTTTATTTTTTATAAGAGTAATAGCATTACACATTTTCATATGTGTAATTTTAATATTCTCTATCTGACTATTCATATTAAATTTCCTCATTCACCAATGCATCAGTAAGCTTACGTTCATTCTTAATATCTTTATTAGTTAAGCTTGGCTGATTCATAAATAATTGTGGCTGTTCTTGGAAGAAGTAATCTATAGTAGATGGAGCAGTCTTATTATAAGATGATGGATTCTTCAAGATACTTGCCAAGTTTTGGAAGTCTAATGTCTTAGTAATAGAAGGATTTTCATATAATGCCTTAGTAAGTGGAAGCAATACGTAAGGTTCATTTACGTTATTCCAGTTAGGTCTATCAAAGATATTATATGCACTTCTAATTTGATTAGACAAGATTGTTTCAGTATGAATAGTATGCTTAGACATACCACCATTTAATAATGCTCTCATAAACTCTTGTGCTAAATCATCTTTAGTAAACGATGTTGTTACAGCCGCTTTATCTAAGATATCTTTAATACGGTTAAGAGTTTTAGAGAACTCATTATTCACTATAGGAGTATAGAAAATAGTTTGATCATCTTCTTTAGCTAATACTGCTAATGGGATATTGATTTCACCTTCATCAGTTTGATAGCGTTTCATATTAGTTAATCTAACTAATGCTTCAGAAAGATAGAATTTATCAATCTTATCAATTTCGATTGGATATTCTTCTTTATGATCAATGATAGCAAACTTATTCACATAATCATTATAGTCAAGAACTGTGTTAGTTGTATCATCAACATCATCTTCATTATCTTTAAAGATCTCATCTATATGGAATCTTAAATAGATATCATTATAGTTTCGATCTTCAATTAACGAGATAGTTTCTGCAGAACGAACAAAGTTCTCTACAAACTTAATTGGTAATTCAATATCAGGAATATCTGTTACCAATACATGTTTAGCTGATAATTGTAGCTGTGTAGTACTAGCTGTAATATCTTCAGATGGATACTTACCTACATCGATATCTCTATTGATGAAGTATAGATCACCATAACAATATCTACAAATCCCATGACCTTCAGAATGAGACTGACAGGTAATAGGACTTCTAGTATAAATAGTTTTACCAATCAATTGAGTATCAGATTCCTTAATAGGACCCATATCAAAATCATTTAATTGGTCGAATCTATAATACTTACCAACTAATAAGCTAAGCTCTTTAGCATCTCTAACATCATATCTAATGAAGTTGCGAGAAGAGCATTTAAAATGTGGATCTGGATGCAAACGTGTACCTTGGTTGTTTAGACCAATCTTACGAGCCATTGCACCAGAAGAACCTACATTGATTTTGGAAATGATTTGTGCTGTACGACCAGCTGAGGATTCAATAAAGTAATCCATCAAATCAATTACACCGCCATTAATATAGCTATTATTAATAACATGTGGGAATACACTACCATTACCATCTGGTTTAGTACCAATAGAAATGGCATATTCTTTAAGCTGACGAATATTAATACTTTCATTAGCTCTAAATGCATTAGTATAGATATGATCATATCCTAGAATGTCTTTAGACTTCAATACATAATCACGTACTTTACCAATACACTCCATACCATATTCATTAGCTTTCTGTAAGTCTACTTTAGACATATCAGGATGTAATAAATTATAGTATTCTGGAATTGCATTCATCATCAATACATCATCTTGTAGATTGATGCTGTTTACAAATAGATCTGCAAACTCATCAACTCTAGCAATGTAATACAATGCATCTGCAATCATATTATTCTTAGTCAAGAAATCAATATCTTCAATATGAACTTTGATAAAGAATTCATCAATGTAATTCTTAATAGTCTTAGCAGTGATTTCTCGTTTAAAGAAAATATGTTTTGGTTCGATCTCATCATCACTCTTAATGATAAGAGACCATAATATTAGGTTAAGCCAATAGTCTGGAATAGTTAGACCAACTTTATGACCACCAATAATTAAATTGATCTTAGCCTTAGATAGGCTAGGATCGTCTATACCATCTCGTAATATACAGTGAATTGCATCGAAATGGTTAGACCAATTCTCCTTCTTAATTTGTTGATTTACATCTACTGTCATTTCTCCTTTGCTTTTAACGAACTCATTATAAATCCAATAGTTTTCATAATTGACGATAGTATCAAACATCGAGAACCTCCTGTGATATTACATCAAATATATTATTCTACTACTATAATATATATTCATATGTAAAATTCACTGTAATAAATAAAACCGGTATAGGATCTTTAAGACCCTATACCGAGTGGTTTTATTATTTTTTTGGAGTTGGTAAATGTTTAGAAGATTTAGCAGTTTTGATGTACTCAACTTGAGATTTGCGAGCTACACGAACTGCTTGGTTATTGTATTTTTGAACGATCTTTTTAATCAAAGCACGTTCGATAACACGGTTTTTAACCAATTTAGTCCAGAGTGGATCTTTCTTTTGTTTAGCGATTTGGAATGCAGCCATTTTTACACGGCGAGCCAAGTCGTCATTTTTGCTTAAGCGAACCAAAGTCTTTTTGTTCAATACGGATTTTTCTACCAATAATTGAGCTTCTTCGGATTCAGCGAATGCAATACGTTCATCTTGAGGCAATTTAGAAGCCTCAGCATAAATCATAGCTTCAAGTAAAGCATTAGGGTTGGCAAGATCTTCACCAAGAACACCTTGTCGGTCGTTTTCATTGAAAAACATGTTTTCGTCCTCCTTGGAGATTATTTTATTTAAATATATTTAAAAACGAAAATAACGTTTTATTAACTTAATGTTATTCGTATGAGCTCATATTAGCAAATAAAAGTGCCTAGGACATCATGATAGGAGGAATATAATTATGATAAACTACGAAGAACTTGATAAAATTATAGCTGTATCTAAATATAGAGAGCAAGCTAAAAAGAATTTAATGATTAATTTCCCTACCCTAACTGAGGGTGAAGTTGATACAGCATTAGATATCATTCTATCTAATGCATATACAAAACGTGAATGTATTTTACATAATAACTATACTGAAGAAACAGCTGAAACTGATGTAGCTGGAATCAGTAATTACATATATGAAAAGACTCCAATCATGGTAGCTAATGGATGTCTATTCAAACAATATACAAAAGAGTTAACTCCAATGTATAAATTGATTACTTCATTTACTGATAACCGTTCTAAGTTTAAGAAAGAAATGTTTAAATACGAGAAGGGTACAGAGAAGTTCAATAAATACAATATGCTTCAAATGTTAGCTAAACGTGATAATAATGCATTGTATGGTGTAATTGGTAACTATAGTAGTGCATTGTATAACTTATACGTGGCAACTGGTATTACTAGAACTGGTCGTGCATTGATTAGTCATGCTATTACTTTCTTTGAAAGCTTCTTTACGAATAATGTAAAGTTCCATTCTATTGATGAAGCGATTACATTTATTAATCGTGTAGATTCTGAGAAATCCATTTATCCGTCTATTTTAGTATTAGATAAAGATATAGAAGTTGAAGATGTATTCTATAAAATTATGGATACATTCGATAGAGATTACTTTGATGATGAAGCAATCAATAAGGCTATGAATATTGTATGGAGTCTATTGATTAACTTATCTCAAGAGACTTTGAATAAACTCTTCTATAAGAATAATGCTTTACAGTTCTGTGATAATAAATATATGAAAGATTATATTGTATTGACATTATCTAAATTAGATGAAGCATTCGTAGATCCTAACCATCCACCAGAAATCATTAAGGATAATTTAGACCACATGTTTGAAGTCCTTAAAGAGTGGTGTTATATGAGATATATTGTAGTAGATAAGATTGATCGTTCTGCTACAATGAAACGTGATATTAGTATTATTACAGATACTGACTCAACTATGCCATGTTTTAATGGTTGGTATACATTCATTCTTAGAGATGTATTGGGACCAATAGATAAATCTGGTATTAAACTTATGAATCTTCCTGAAGTAGAACCTGTGATGGAAGAAGATAGAGTTTATAACTTTGGGACTGGTGAGATTGAAACTAAGATGATTAATGTAGCTACATCTAGTAACAAAGAACCATTACGTTTCAGTATTATCAATATCTTATCATATATTGCTGGTAGACTATTACGTGAACACTTTGATTTAGTAGCAGAGAATTATAATACTAAATCAGAATTTAAAGAATGTCTTATTGCCATGAAGAATGAGTTCTTATTTGGTAGAGCTTTATTAACTGGCGGTAAGAAAAACTATGCATCTAAACAAGAATTACAAGAAGGTAATCTAGTTCCATCCAATAAGATGCTTGATGTTAAAGGTTTACCAATTAATAAGTCTACATTGAAAGCTAAGACTCGTGATGCATTGAAAGATATCTTGTTTAAGAAGATTCTTAATGTAGAAGAAGTAGATCAAATGGATGTATTGAAATCATTAGCTCGTGTAGAATATGATATTAGAAAGTCTATTGAATCTGGTGAGAAAGAATATTATAAACCAGCTCAAATTAAGTCATATGCTAACTATGATAATCCAATGCGTATCCAAGGTATTAAAGGTGCATTGGTTTATAATGCATTAAGAGATGAAGGTACTGAAGCAATTGATTTAACTATTCGCAATGCAATTGATATCATTAAGGTTACAATCAATAATAGTACTTTATTACCTCTAATGGATTCTGATCCAAAGTTATATGAAAAGATTAAGAAGTTCTTAGATGAAAATCAAAATGATTATAAAGGTGAGATTACTAGTATCTCAATTCCAATTGATGCGGAAGTTCCTAAATGGATATTAAAGTTTGTTGACTATAATGATATCATTAATGACAACTTGAAAAACTTCCCATTAGAATCTATTGGTATTACTAAATTTGAAAAAGATAAAGTAAACTATACTAACGTGATTAAATTCTAAGATATATCCCCTATAGAGTTGAACTCTATAGGGGAATTCTTTTGTTAAAATTTAACTTTCTCTAATTTAGTTTCTGGCATAGTTAATGTCATAGCATATATAGCTTGGATAGCTTCTTTTGCTGTAGAAATAACTGGGTTACCACCTAGATTAATAAAGTGGATGTTAGTCTCTAATTGCTTTTTAAGCTCAGCATTAGCTTCATCAGTATATACCCCCTTGATGGTTACCATATCACCATCATAGTCACCACCGATGCTATCAAGATACCCATTACAGATATTCATAGTATCGATAAATTTGTTAGAGGTATCAGTTCCAATATCTTCTTTTCTTATTTTTGGATAATAATTATAGGTTATTCCATTAATAGTAACCTTTTCAGTTTCAATAGTAGATGATAATCTAATCTTAGTAGCAAACTCATTATAGAAAGTATCGATTGGATACCGTGTAATAAGAATCATTCTATCTTTAATAGCTTCTTCACAAGCTAAATAAATTACATCACACCAAGTTATAGGTCTAGCTTTCTTTTCATCTTCTGTAATTTCATCAAAGAAATTACCTTTAAATTTCATATCAGCAACTACTTGCTTGCCATTTACTTTACATACCAAATCAATTGCTCTAAATCTATCAGAGTATCCATGAATGAATCTATCTAACTCTTTCTTTAAGACTTCATCAGAGAATTGTAATTGATAGTCTTCTACTTCAACATAAATAAGATTACCTTTTTTATCCAATACTGGATATTTAGTATTACCAATGAATTCATTCTCAAAGAATCTTCTCATATGGAATATAACAAATGGGAAGAAATTAGCAGCTGCAGATGTCATAGGTAATACAGAGTAATCAAAGTCAGCTCTAAGCTCACTCATATTCTCTACATCCAATTTAGGTGCAGACATAACTAGACGAGTTGCATAGTCTGTAGTCTTAGATAAGTTAGCACGTCTAATTACACCAAATTTACCTGGTAATCCACCATTAGGATTACTGTCAGTACCAGTACCAAACCATTTATAGATTTCAATTAGCCCTTCTTGAAGTCTACCTTCAACGGATTTGCTAATACTAAAACCGTAGTCTTCGGAATCACCAATAGCTGATGCTGATACCATTATATTGATATATAATTTATTAATATCCCCTACAGATATCTTACCACCATCTACTTTAATATCTCTAAAGAATGGTGGGATTACAATAAGTTTATCTGTAAAGAAGTTCTTTCTATTAGCATTCAAGAACTTAATATATCTTTCACGTTTAATGGAATCAGTTTCTCTAAATTTAATCTTATCTAGATTCTTTCTTAGGAAATCAATACCATTATCCCCTTTAGGATCTTCTACTATATTACCAGATTTATCTATAGAGTAAGTTCCAATACCATGAATAACAGATTTAATCTTAGAGTCTACTTTGCCCCAGATTCTATAAATTAATGGTTGTAGGAATTTCTTCTTTAAACTAATATAAGCAAATGTACTTGCTCTAGATTCTTTAGTTATACCAAAGATTGTATTAGATAATAATCCATCATTAGTTGGATTACTAGATGTATCAAATATAACTGGATTAGTTATTTCGACTAAGTTATTCTTCTTGACAAAATCATCCACATCAAGAAGAGATACTTGGAGATTATCTTGTCTAATTTGGTCTTTTAATAATGCCATATGTACCTCCTTATGAATTATTTATATGTGGAACAAAAAACGA